TTCATAACTCGCAATTCACGTTCTGCATCACGACGTTCAACACTCACCATCATTGAAACAAATACTGCTTCACGTTTAGCATTATCACTTTCAAGAGTTGCGATCGCAGCCGTAACCTTCAGATCAAGCTCACGCTCAATACGTTTCGTAAAAATACCAACTTGATCAGCAAGAATCTTAAACAGCTTACCCGTAGTTGATTGCAGACTCGGCATATGCTGCGAAATCATCTCTTTCGCCATCCGAAATTCCCTTTGACGCTGCTACGTCATTATTAGATCCTGGTATCGCAGCAGCAGGAGGCTGTGGTGGAGACGCCGGAGCTGCCGGAATGGCCGCAGCCGCACTTAATGGCACGACTTGCTGTTGAACACGTGGCTCTTCGCCAAATCCACCCTTCACTTTAGGATAACCTTCAGTCTCTCTTGCTTCATCAGGTGAAATAATTCCACCCAACGTCCCCCTCGATAAACCTTCCATTCGATCCTTGAATGCAGATCGCAATAACACACTGGTATTCAATTCAAGATACTCGTCTGGTTGACCAGCCAAACCAAACATTTTCCCAAACGATTCTTCAACATGATTCAAGCAAAAACCCAACGCTCCGGCCAACCAACTTTGCATCAATGTTTCAGTCGTACCAACACCAGATGCACCACTAATACCAAGAATCGCCATAGGCACTCGAAACGCCAATGCAATATGCTGTTCATTCATTTTCATAATCTGAACAAGCTGAGAATCAACAGCATTTTGTCCCATCGGTAACGGCTTCAATCCAGATGTCAAAATTGGCGTACCACCAGCGCCAAGACCACGTGATTGTTCATTCCACCGATCACGAATAGCTTGCACCTGATCCTTATCCAATGTCATATCAGTTGAAAGCACTGAACTTGGCCGGGCTTGATTCAAATAAAACGCCAATTGCTGCATAGCCATAGCATCATTGGAAGCAACGTCACGAGCCGCAGCAACAATCGGACTCTGACCACGCAATGGATTATAATTCGGTGTATTCAATCTGATGTGCATGACATCGCGAGCAGGAACCATCACATAGTCGACCATCATCCTGTCAATGATCATATTGCCTGATAACTCGTAAAAAATTTCTCCATTATATGCAATATGTGCATTGCAAGCCCTTGGATTCATCAAGTGCATTTCAGAAATTTCATACCGACTATTGCGTATTCCAACCGCAAAGACATTACCATCTTCATACAAGTGACGAACAGCATTCAACAGAAAATCACTAATCGTCTGATAGGAATTCGGACTCTTTAGAAAACGCGCCAAAGCCGATGTCGTTACACGATCACGTCCACCAGTTAATTTATTCAGTTTCCAATGATCTCCAGGACACATCGCAACAGTTTGCGAATAAGCCGATACACAAGCCTCAACCACAGAAGATGGTGACAATCCGGTTACACTATAACCGTTTTGCCACCAATTCCAATTGTTAGCCATATCATTGGAAAGCCAACCACCCGTCACCGGCAAGAACCAAGGACCGGGACGAAAATCTCCTTCACCTTTAACGACCGATGAACCAGCCTTGACACGAATACGTTGTTTCGGTGGAGCAGTTACAATATGAACCATTACTTCCTCAATGCTGCGTTCACTCGCGCAAATGGTTTATCCCAATCATCCGGCGTATCCTGCGGATAAACCTTAATCGTTGGATACCAAACATCGCTATGCCACCATCGCCAGTCACGAACATACGGCAAAAGAAGATGTATGGAAGAATGACCCATCGCACCAGCCAGATGCGCGGCTGCGGTATCGACGGTGATGATATGATCCAGTGTCTCTATCAACTCAGCAGTCTCTTTAAAATCCCTGCAACGCAATGGATATACTAAACCTGCCTTTGGACTCGCTCGTTTTTCAAGCACTGACTTCTGCAAAGCAAAAATCTCATAGCTATCATCAATGTCTAATCCAGATAAAAACGCAACTAGATCTAATTCCTTTCGCGAATTACCCGACCACGCAATACCAACCTTGCCACCACTGAATTTAAAATCTGCATGAATATAAGGCGCGCTCGGTATCGTCTGCAACGTATGTCCCAATACAGAAAGCAAACTATAAAAAGTCACCCGCGCATCAAAACCAGCCATATCTCCAGGAACGTAATCAATAACATCAGCGCCATAACCCTGCATCAAACTAGCCAGCTCAGGACGAACCACCATCGTCACATTCTTGTTTTTCTCAACCAGTTCCGGTAAAAAACGCAACAACATGATAGCATCGCCAAAACCAGTTTCATTATAAGCAAGCAACCTACATGGTTCTCCGCGCCACACCGGTAATGTAAAAAACTTATCAAGATTTTTTTCGCCCAAACTCAACGCGTGCCAATCGTAAACCCAAGTCCAAGTATGATCTGGCATTCCATTAACATAATCACCAATCGATAGCAACGCCACAGACTTATTCCACAACGCATATCGATCAGATGGATTGATCCGCAAAACATTTTCATATTCAACAAGCGCTTCAACAAATCTATTTTGCTTAAACAAAGCAATTCCACGATCCAGATGATCAGCAGCTACAAACTGATCCATATTGAAAACAACAGACGCCATTCACATTTTCTCATAAACTAACCATGTGCCACTAATATTGAACAAACATCTACCTTCACTTAATTGCAAATTTTCTAACGCCTCAGAAACTTGAACTGTCGGATTTCCATAATCATGAAATAAGATAATTCCACCAGGAAGAATAATCTTACGAGCCAAATTGTAATCAAGAAGCACACCTTGATAGCTGTGATCACCATCAATAAAAACAGCATCAAATGGAGCGTTGGCTAAAATACGTTCATCAGATTCGCCATTGAATCGTATAAATAATTCAAAACGTGAATCGCCTTTAATCAAATGAGCAGGTTCTTTTGGTACTTCTGGCTGCTGTCCTTTAATCGGCATGACGTGATAAAATGGAACATCAACACCCATATAATACTCAATACTATTTATTTCGTGCAATACGGTCTGTGCCGTACCTCCTTCATTGACTCCAAACTCGATCATTCGCTTAGGTTTAATACTATCAAGCATCGTCAACAGCAAACCAATCTCCTTGCTTCCATTACCAGCTACAGACCATACTGGACAATCAGCAAGTCTACGCTGTGACCAGCGCGATTCAATTTCAACAATTGGAAGTGGAAACATTAACTTTGCCTTGGCACCTTACGTTGAAATGTCAACTGTGCCGAAGATGGGCGAACTACAGTCGCAGCTGATATAGAAGAACCGGCTATTGATGCTGGTGCATTACCAGCCGCCACCAAATTCATCTCAGCTACCGTTGGAGTTGGTCTCAAGTTAGCTATTCTGGCCGTATAAACTGCAACCAGATTAGCTTGATCCTTCTTGGCTTTATAAATAGCCGCAGCTTCCTTCTCTGAAAACTCAAGCATGATTTCAGTCAATACTGGATCAGACATGATTATTTAGACTTCATGTCTCTGGTCTTGTAACTACCATGCTCTTTCGATGAAGCTTCAGCCTCACTAACCTTCTCGACCTTCTTCATACGAGCTTCAGCCGGCTTCTCGATATTCACCAGCTCCATCGCATTATTCATCTCTTCGACCGAAGGCGTTGGTAAAGTCTTGGCTTGCTCAGCCATCTGATCCAGATTGCGCTGGTGTTGTTCTGCTTTCGCCTTTTCTTCTTCTGTCATTTTTTCTGCCATTTTTTTTAACTCCTATTTTAGAGTTGAAAGAAAACTCACAATGAGTTTCCCATAAGAACTTCATTTATTCGTCCAAAAGGTATATCCCAATCAGCAGGATCTTCTTGAGGATAAATATTCAAAGTTGGATACCACCAATCCTTATTCCACCAACGCCAATCACGCCAATACGGAATGATGACATGAGAATTTGGATGTCCAATTGCTCCAGCCAAATGCGCAGCAGAAGTATCAACAGTGACGATAACATCAAGAATTTCCATCAATTTAACCGTGGCCTTAAAATCAACAGACAATAATGGATTAACACCATGTGTTTCAATTGTAGTTTTTTGCAAAGAAAAAAGTTCATAATTTTCTACATTCAAATAAGAAATAAAACGATTCAAAGTAAAATTTCTCTGAGCATTACCAGACCAACAAATACCCATCTTCTTTTTATCACTACTACCTAACTTAAACTCCGCAGAAATATAGGGCGAACTAGGAATTGTTTTCTGCGTGATACATCCCAACATCCACATAGAATTGAACAGAGTTACCCGTGCATCAAATATTGAACAGTCACCTGGTATAGCTGTAACAACATCTATACCATCGTATCCATTCATAAGACTTACAAGTTCAAAAGGAACAATTATTGTCACGCTACCGCAACGTTCAATAAGTTTCGGCAAAATCCTCATACACATAATTGCATCACCAAAACCCTCTTGATGATAAACAATCAAATTACATTTATTTCCTTGCCACAATGGCAACGCCAATAACTTTTCAACATCACCCAACACTCGTGAATGCCAGTCGTGCAATTCCCACGCTGCATCATGTTCTTTCATTCCTTTGGCATAATCACCAATAGATAACAATGCCAAACACCTATGCCATCGAGCCATAGCATGACTAGGCTCTAACTGCATTACTGCTTCAAATTCCAAAATAGCCTGAGCATGACGATTACATTTCATTAGAGCAAGACCACAATCAAGACGATGATCTTTAATAGCTCCTAAAACTTCTGGAGAAAATTTATTCATCTAGCAGCAAGAAACACATTATCAGTAAGACGAGAAAAATTTACACCATCCAATGATTGTTCTAACCATACCTGCGCATGACCAGATGCAGACCCACCAGTACCATCTAGAACTACCTGCATTGAAAATTCTGATTTGAGTCCTTCGAATACCTTGGCATCCCCAGGCCCAGCCACAGAAACAGCATCTAATAATAATGATACCTTAGCCATTTTTTTATCTTCTCCATTTTCTCAAATATGTATTCAAGAAAACCGCACCGTTGCGCAAACAGCGATGCGATTTTTTTCATATTTATAACATCACCATACCATAGTGTCCGTCCATTGAACGACACCAGTGCGGCGCATGGCCCAGTTGACATCCATGATCATACGAATGGCCATCGTGTCGGTCTGCCACAAAGACCTGACCGGAGACGAGAACGCAGGTGTTGAACCACCTGTCGTAATAGCAGCCGGAGATGTATCCTCCATATGCAAGACTGCCTGATCACTCACGCTGAAGTTTGGCGTGTCTCCAGTCGCCGTAATGAAGTCCGCAGCATCAACCAGGAACATCGTCCTCACTGAAGCAGGGAAGGTACCCGTGGTAGAAGCTATGATAGGGAAACCCAATAGAGTCCCACGAGAAACTTCATCACGGAACGGCGTATCACCCGTTGTAGTCTGCAAGAGTTGCGCCGCCAAAACATCGCCTGGATTCATAATCCACACTGGCGCTCGCAAATTGCCCTTAGTGTTCGTAATCAATGCAGCCGTAAGAACTTTGAGGTCCGCAACGAAACCAACAATCGAAGCTGTTGTGCTCGCTGTGACCTTGGTTACGCCATTCTTCAATCCAGCTGGACGCGTGGTATCAGCAGCTGTTGCATCCAACAAAATCACATCAAGCGCAACGCCAGTATCTTCCAGCAACGCTTGACGCACGATCGCTTCGATCGAAGGCGTGGAATGCTCCGTGATTTCACGAGTGAGAGTCGTGATCACTCCCATCTTCTTCGGAGTCAGTGTGATCGACGTGAACGCACCTTGCTTCACTGGAATCGGTGCGCCTTGCGCGATAAAGGCACCACTGACTGTCGTTGCCGTATTACGTGCCGGCAATGACACCACACCATTGCGACCATAAGTAAACGATCCACCCTTGGAAGAAAGCATGGGATAAACCGAATACGGAATCAGCGACTGGATAAAATCGCCAATCACGGTCTGGACGAAATTGGAAGCCCAACCGGATGTCGTGGTATCTGCAGGAATCGCAGCCGCCTTGGTGATAAAGCGAGATGCAATGACACGTGTCAACTCGCCATGTTCACCATCGCCGTATTCCTCCTTGATGATATCAAGAATAGGACGGCGACGCTCTTCACCAAAATGCCTGAGATCCATCGCAATCGCACGGAAGATATAATCTGCCGGACGAATTTTCTGACCAGGTGCAGCAAACGGACGATTGTTGGTTCGCAACGGCACCAACTGTTCGCTACCACGATCATCATTTCTATCGACACTGCGATCTTCATTGTGAAGCGCAGGAAGATTAGAGCCACGAGACTCAATCGTCCTGGACAGCTGAACTTCAGCACGCTGCAGAGCCGCAAGCGACTTTTCCATCGAGTCGATCTTGGTTGTCAAATCATCGGTGACAGCTGTCGCCGCATCATCCGGATTTTCATCCATCTTCGTGATATGCTCATTGAGCTGATCACGCAGTCTAACAAGTTCATTCTGCGCATTCTCGATGCGCTTTGAGAGTGGGGACATAATAATATGTCCTTTCAACACGAGATATTTCGGCGTGCTTGCCGTTTAAAAACCTTTCACTTTTTTGAAACGAAGACTTCAAATGCCGTGCTTGGCAAAAAGACAAACGTTTCCTTCACTTCACGTAGGGATGATACTCAGTAACAACTTCTTCCCCACGCCAAACACTACGCGTCTCATAAACAACTCCATTACGCCTGAAAATGGTTTCATCGCCGTGCTTGGCAAAAACCAACTCCCGCGTTTCGTCAGAAATCCTGAGCGCTTTTGCAACCGCAAGAGCATCAGGGTGGGCTGGGACCGAAACAATTGATGCCTCGACCAACTCACTACGAGTAAACCTAACACCTCCCTTTTTTGATTCCGGTCTAGGTTCACTTTCAATAGGACGAAATCCAACAGATACAGCTCTTAACACATTTGCAGAAATTAGTTTTCTAATTTCATCTATGCGCGGTGAAGTACCTTCTGGAGCCATGCGTAGGTATCCTCGCAATGTCCCATCCTTAACACGCACACCTTCCCAAATTCCAAGGGGCGAATCTGGATTGTGATTGAACAAGGCTATCGGGTTCTTGTTATGATTATCTAAAAGCCAAGAATTTTCATCCTTAGATTCAATAATATCATCATAACGATCTGGCGATTGCTTATTAAGTATCCATTCGCCGTTACCGTCCATTCCAGAAATGTGCGTCTTATGAATGATACCACTCATATTTCTGTCCATCATGTCACCCTTGAATAAGTGTCACCACATAAAAGCTTTCGTATTCTAGCTACAGGACACCCAAATGTTACAGCGATCTCTTCCACAGTTTTCCCAATTTCAGCCATGAACCTAATCTGCTCTACCTGTTTCTTATTAAAATTATTTGGGTTCGAACAAATTATTGAAGATGCATAATCATCATTTTGCCAATACGCCATCATCAACGGATTAGCAATTCCTTTTCTAGCATTGGATGAAACAAGATCTTGAATAGTCTTCTCACGATGCTCCCAATCAGTTTTAGGAAACCCCTTACTCCCAAGATATCTAATTCCAGCCTCACCCCCAGGAATCATATTAAAGCCCTTTGGATACAAAGAAAAATGATCAACAATATATTCTTCTGCCTTCATTGCATTATCATGATCAAGGCCACACCCAATAACTTCATGAAAAACAGGATTTGCTTGATAAAATCTACGAATCCCCTCATGAAATCTATAAGAAGATCCAACTTTAGCTGCAGCAACATGCTCTAACCAACGAACCACCCAACCTCTATTTGTTACACCAATATAACTTGGTTCTGCTGGTGACTTAGCACCAAAAAAATTATCAAGATTGGTAAACGTATGAGCATAAACAGTATAAGTATTAGATATATTTGAAGCCCTAGATAAACACATCGTTAACGGTACTGAAGAAACTTCCCTTAAAAATGTATTGATATGATCACCAAGTAAATCACCAACAATAAAATCACCACCTACCTCTTCATAAGCAACTTGAACCATCAGTTTAGTACATAAAGGATATTTTGAAATAAAAGTTGTTTCCGAAATTAATCTTGAAACATGAGATAAAGTTTCATGTGGACGAACCACAATCTTAATTAAGACACCATCACCATTATTTCTAAGATCAGAATTATAAACATCAAAAAGTTCTTTAACAGAATATATCTTACGAAGCCCCTCATCCAATCTAAAACAAAAATCAACAAGACTCAGTCCAAACCTATCTGGCTTTATAAGCCGATAAATATTCTGAGCATGAACAATAATATCCGGCAATATCGAAACAGTCGGAAAAAACTTAGGCATACGTGTTATTAAATTGCCCTTACCTTGTGCTAATGTATTCATAGCCTGTCGATCCTCTCATACAGTTTCGATTGGTTAGAACCGTACCTTTGCTTACAACAATGGTGCGGTTCGCTTATTTAATAACTTCCTTCTTCATCCCACATAAGCTGACACGTTTCCCTCGCCTGATCCTCATCCATCGTCTCGACATCCGCCGTCAAGTTGTCGATACACTCATCCATAAAGTCATCGTAATCACCCAAATCCTGTTTCACCAAGCCAAGCATAACTTTTGCCTTGTGATGAATTTTGCGACGCTCAATCCAGGCATATTTTGGCGTGTCCATCATCATTTCTTCTGATATTGTTTCAATGATTCTTCAAACTGGCGCATCTGCTCCAAAGTCTCCTTGGAATATTTCTTGTCCGCATTCTTGACATCAAAATCAATATCGAACTCAAAATCTGAATCAGGTAAATTTCCAGTCTTGGTTTTTGTCATTTCTTGCTACTCTGTGCCACCAACTTTGGAAATAAACAGCCTTACTGGGATCAGCGACCTTGTTCTTGGTTAACCACGACTTACCAGATCCGCCGCGACCGCCCCACACAGATAGCAACGGTTTCTCACCTGGTGCTGGTGTCGCTGCCTTGACTTGAGCCGGCGTAAAGATGTTTTCCAGGATCTGCTGATGCCAATGCCTGGCGTTCAGGTGTGTACGTCCCATCCTTCTGGATAAAACCACCTTCGTCTACTGGCGCACTGGTTGGGACAGTATTCTCCAACTTCTTCATTACATCATCAATCGCCTCAGCAGCAACCTTCGGTCTTGGCAACAACATCATCAGCCGTAATTGATGGATCATAATGCCTGGCAAATAATTCAGACGCGCTGGAAACTTTTGCATCACCACCGCCACTGTCCCCACCATCACCGCTACTATCTCCACTACTACCGCCGCCATCTGTCCATTTACCATCTTCATCACGTGGTTCATCTTCATTATATTTATATCTAAAATTACGCTCATCAATTTCACCAACAGGCGTAATTTTCCTGAACACTTCAGAACCAAAAATCAATTCACCGCTATAAGGCTTGATCTTATCAAGATCGACACCTTGAACTTTATACGTCAACGTCACATGCGGCTGATACGATGGATAATCCCAGGACGCACCAGCATCGATCAATCGTTGCCAGCACTTGGTAATTTCATCTGACTTAAATTTAAGAACAACCGCGCCTTCTTCACCCAACGACACAACACTTCGTCTTGTATCCGCACCAACACGCACATCATTCAAGTCTGGATCTAATTCACTCCAATCAAATGGAATCTTGCTGTAAGCAATCGTGGTGTGCATTTCTTCTGACACAACAGTTGTTTCAAAATATTGCTTGGCCCAGGCAATAACCTGATCAGCATTCTTGAGTGGACGAAACGCATACAACGTTCTGTTTTGGATAGCCTTGACGACATCCCTGAGGACATCAAAAATATTCTCATCTCTCGCGCATATCGCATCAGAAAAAATTGTGATCTTGCGGGATACCTGATCGAAGGATGCTTTACGCAAAGTTAACTTGCCATCAACTCCGGTCCATTCCAACTTACGCGAAAAAACAAGACGACTGGGATCAATACCCAAACGCTTAGCTTCAATTAATGTCTCAGACTTGACTGAAGTGCTCACAACGGACCAGCTCGCAACGAACCATCTTGTGTCGTCAACGCATCTGTCTCTGATCTGAATTCATGTACGGTGTAAGGATCTTCGCCAGGGCCGTGACATGGCACAAAAGGTCTAACTTCATCAAGACCAAAACGAAGGCTCTCACCTATTTCATGATTCATGGTGCGAAGACATTGCTCGAAAATCCAGCGCCGCCAACTCTTCTCATTGAAAGTCGTAATCGGTACCGGATGCCAATGAGACACTGTATATTTCTGTAAATGATCATAATTATTAACGCCAGCAATCGTAATCACTAGACGCTTGGCACCATCCTCATCTTCCAAACTAAAAAACCAACCAGGCTTGCATTTGGTTTCCTCGACAACACGTTCAAGAATATCAAACGTATCTGTCATCTTGTTCTTTCCTTGCACTTGGGACAAATACCCCAATTACTCCAACATATATAAATACCGCATTTACGACAAAACCAATCTTCAACCAAAAACCACATCACGGCGTTCTCGTTGGTGCTGTACCAGACAAACTGAATTGTCTTGCCGCAGGTAAAGCCACATTTTCCTTCACCATCTGCACCGCATGCTGGATAATAATCAATCCAGTCATCGCTGTCGTCACGTCATTAACATCCCAGATCTTAAGTTCATGATAATAAAAACGCACTGGCAAATTGGTATCGGCTATATTCAACGCGATGTTGACACCCTTGATTGGTGCTGTGACCACCGTAATTCCAGCACCAAGATCCTTCTTCACCAAAGCTTCCGAGACATCGTCATACGCATTTCGTAATAGTCGCCACTTGATCACCGCATTGATAGTAGGATCGTATGCACTACCATCAGCCTGTGTCAAAGCCACAAACAACGTAATCGTATCACCCTGATTGATCTTGACGTTCTGATTCTTGATGGTCACCTGTTATCACCGTGATAATACTGCAAACGTTCCAGAAGTTTATTGGAAGCCTCAACATTGCTCATATGATCATGGTGCGAAAAAATTCCATCACACGCCATATCATCGCGGTCCAGATCACGCTGCTCACGTTCATACCTCTGGACTTTTTTCTTCATCTCTTTAATTCGAGATGCTTCCTGTTTCTGTCGCAACACTTCCTGCTTTTCCATCTGCGCCAACAAAACATTCAAGTCCATTTGCGGATAGCGAATTTCAGTCATTATAGTCACCCAATTAACGCGGCCACATCAAACACTCTTGTCTGGATTGGCGCAACTCCGATCGACATTGTCAGAGATATCATACCATCGATCCGACCGGTAGATTTATTCTTGGACAATTTCCTGTTAGCATCATCCTTCCCTTCGACCACGGCACAAGCCGCGCACATATTCAAGACAGGATGATTTCCATGGGCAATTTCTTTCGCCAGTATCAGCGCTTCCAAATCTCGTAATGCTGGTGACATGCTTTGGGTGCCCTGCCCAAATTCCACGAACTTGTCCTTGATTACCTGTTCACTGAAACCAGCTTCCAATAACCAAGGTTTTAGATGCTTCATATTCCATCTATCAAAACCAAGCTTCATAATATTATATTCGTTAAAAACACTCCACAAAAAACCAGCGACATACTTGTAAGAAACCACATGACCTGGTGTCACTTCCAAGAAACCTTGCTCATGCCATAGATCATAAGTCACACGATCAGTCCTGGATTTCTCTCGCAAACCTTCCTGCGGTAACCAAAACGTTGGCTTGATATGCCACTTACCTTCAACTCTTCCGGCCATCACGAATGCTGTTAGATCACTCACAGAAGATAGATCCAACCCTGCGTAAATAGGCACACTGTGCAGATCCAAAACAGGGCCGCCACACGCTTGCCAAACACTGCGTGAGACAAAAGGGTTGGAGGCTTCAACTCTTTCATTACAAATTAAATTTCTAAACTCTGATTCTCGCGACGACATGCGTTTAGCATCTTCGGCCATCGCCATAACTTCTTTAACATTTAAAAAATATCCAAAAGCTGGATTAGCTTTTTTAATTGTATCCTCTAGAAAAGGATCATCATCAATAGGTGCAGTAAAAAATTCTATAACAACACGTGGATCACTTCCTTCTAAAGCATCATCAATCAATACCGATAATAAATCCGCGTCTGTCGATGCTTGCGTACTAATAATAATAGACAAAGGATTTTCTTGCGCACCAGTAGCAGTTTCCAATGCCTCGTAAAGCTCAGAACGTGGACCACGAACCTGCCCTAACTCGTCAAAAATTGTCAACGAAGGACTCAAACCATAAGCAGTAGTAGCATCAGCAGATAAAGCTCTATAAAGAGTACCCATGCCAGAACAAAATAATTGCTTAGCTGTATCTCTAACAACAACAACTGGATTCAATGTTGGCGACATACGAACAATCTTAGCCGCCAAACTAAAAATTAAAGACGCCAGATCCCGAGATTGCGCCGCTGAATATAATTGCGAATTACGCCTTGCCTCCGGACCACATAAATGAAGCAAAAGAAAAAAAGACGATAAAGCCGTTTTACCATTTTTTCTTCCCATAGAAATAATAGCTCGACGTGTCCCATGCGGATTATCATAAATCTTCAAAATTATTCTTTTTTGAAAATCTAATAATTTAACTTCCTTACCAACATCCTTTCCCTCTGGAATTCTACAATGCTTCTCAATCCACTTGATGTTTCGCTCACCATCGCTTAGTTTTGATGTTGACTTTATTTTTAATTTTGATTTTGATTTTCTCATCTAAAATATGTTTCT